CAGGGAGAAGATTTAATTGAACTAGGCTATAATAAAAATTGGTACGAATTATTTAGCAACGCCATTGGTAAACCATTAATTGCAGGTAGGCCACAATTAAAACAACCTATGCGATTTGAAATAGATGCATGTTTAATAGTTTCCAAGTCAACAACTGTTAATAGGTCAGCAAATGATTTTGAGTTAAAGAAAATTGCTTTAAAATATTTTAATAAAGTAGATATTGCACATAATCAGCAATGGACAACACAAGAATACTTGGAAGCTTTAGCCGATTACAAATTTGTAATTAGTACAGATACATCCGCCATCCACATTCGCGAAGGATTCCAACTACCAGCATTGGGTTTATATGGTGCATTTACTACAGAAAGTAGAACTAAATACTACCAGTACACCAAAAGCATTGATGTAATTAACAACTGCCCAATTGCACCCTGTTTCCAACACGGATATAAACCATGCAGCCAAAACCAAAACGCACCATTTGCACCCTGCTTAACCAATTACAATCAAATAGAAAACGAATTAGTAAAATATTTAAACGAAATAGATATATGACTATAGATCAAAAACAAAAAATGATTTTAAATTCTATTAAACAAGAATATTTAAATCAAAAAAATGGATATAGCCCACAAAAAATGAGTGAATATGTTTGGTTTTATCCGCATAAAGGTTTTTTTATGTATAATGATTTTGCTATTGAATATGATGTTATTTACCCATTAATTGCAAATGGCATTTTAATTTTTAATAATTTTGAATTACATCAAGGAATTAATATGTTAAGCTATAAAATCCAACATCCAAAATCCAACATTTAAAATTTTTTTATAGCATTTACGCACCTTTACATTGTGTCTTTACACTTTGTTAATGTTTGTTAATTTGCGTTTGCCAAACTTTGTACCATCAAAATGGCAAACGCACTATTTAAATATTTACCAAAGTTTTTAAGGGCTGCACCAGCTCCCACAAACTTAGTTCCTGCCAATATTTATGGTGGTTATCCTGGTTCAGGGTTTTTCACTAGCTTTTCTAAAAGTGGCGAAAATGTAACCGAAGCCACATCAAAACAACTTTCAGCCTATTATGCCAGTGGTCGCAATATTTGTGAAGATATTGCTAAAATGCCTTATATAGTTACGCGCACCGAACAAAACGGTAATAAAACACGTGTAACCAACATAGCAGCTTACCAGCTTTTAAACAAAGCTCCAAATACTTATTCCATTCCATTCGATTTTAAATATTCCATCCTTAACGATGCCATTTACCGTGGCAATGGTTTTGGTAAAATAGATAGATCAACTGATGGTTTTATTAAAGAATTACATTACATAGACAGTAAAGCGGTTACGCAAGTAATGTTTGATGAAGTAACGCGCACTTTGTGGTATTCCATCAATTACACCCCTTTAAATTTATCAGGTTGGTACAGTAGCGATGAAATATTTCACATAAAAGGTCCAGGCAATGGAATGATTGGGCAAAGTGTGTTAGCATTCCAACTACAAAGTTTAGGCAAAGCATTAGCCATACAAAATTACAGCAGCAATTATTTTAGCAATGGTGCCAGCATGAGTGGTTTAATAACATTTGATGGTGTAAGCGATGAAAAAAAATTGCAGACTTACATTAATATGTTTTTAGATTCATTTACAAAAGGTGGCATTGCTGGTGGTCCTGCCGGAATGAAATTTGAGCAAATGAATAACGATCCACAAAAATCGCAGTTCAATGAAACCGAACAATTAATGGTGCGTGAAATTGCGCGTTGGTTCCGAATGCCTTTAAGCAAATTGCAGGATCAAAGCCAAAGCAACAATAATTCATTAGAGCAGGACAATATAAATTATGTTACCGATTGTTTAATGCCGTGGATTACACGTTTTGAACAGGAAGCCGACAAAAAATTATTTGCATCATACGAACGCGAATCGTTTGATGGTGCTTTTGATACAGAAATGCTATTGCGTGGCGATAGTGCAGCAATGGAACGCAAAGTGCGCACACTATTTACAAGTGGTGGCGCAACACCTAACGAAATACGCAAGTTTTATGGCTTAAATACCATCGATAACGATGCAAGCAATGTAAATTATGTACCAAGTAATTTAATGCCAGCAACTGAAACCCTTCCATTTTGGCAAGGGCAAGCATTAAAAAATACAACTCCAACACAATCAGAACCAGGCGCAGGAGGCCTACCACAATGACAATAGAAAGAAGAAACTTAAACAACGCAGAAAATGAAGTTGAAATGGATAGCCGAATGATAAAAGGTTATGCAGCTGTTTTTAATACATTTTACCCAATGTGGGAAGGTTATAACGAAACCATTGCAAAAGGTGCTTTTGAGGGTTGCGACATGAGCGATGTTGTGGCATTGTTTAACCACGAAGATGAAAACCTATTGGCGCGCACTAAGGATGGCATTGGTACTCTAATTTTAAAGGTTGATGATAAAGGATTGTACTTTGAATTTGAAAGCCCAAATACAACCATTGGTAACGATGTGTTGGAAAATATAAAACTGCAAAACATACGCGGTTGCTCATTTGCATTTACTGTTAGTGAACAAATGTTCGAAGATTTTGAAGATGGCACATCCCTTCGCACCATACAAAAAATTGGAAAATTATATGATGTTGGTCCTGTCGTTAATCCAGCTTACAGTTCAACTGAAATACAAGCTTACAAAAGGGAAATTGAAAGCCGTAAAAAACCAATTAACCCACCAACTCCGCACGAGGGTTATTACTTAGCTCAAAAATTTAAATATAACTTATAAAAACAAAACCAAAACAAAATAATAATATGAAAAAATCATTAATTGAATTGCGCCAAATATTGGCAACCAAAGAAGCCGAAGGACAAAGTATAGTTGCTAAAGCTGAAACAGAAAAAAGAGCTATCAATGCTGAAGAAGTTGAAAAACTTAAAGCCATTGATGCTGAAACTCGCGCATTAAATGTAGAAATTGATGCTGCAATTATTGAAGAGCGTTTTGCAAAAAAACGTGTAGAAGGTAAAAACCCTGATGATGGTGTAGATGGTGAAAAGCGTGAAATGGGTAATTTCTCAATGACTAAATTTTTCAATTCTATTAACCGTAATGAACCTATTACTGGCTTAGAACGTGAAATTTTAGACCAAGGAGCAAACGAAGGCCGTGCTTTAGGTGCTTCAAGTAATGGACATTACATCAGCTTAAAAGCTTTAGATGCAATCCAAAAAAGAGCAATGAGCGCAGGTTCTGCAAGTGCAGGTGGTAACTTTATACAAACCAACAAAGAAGGTTTCTTTGATGTGTTACGTGCTAACCGTGTGTTAGATAAAGTTGGTGCTAATTGGGAAATGGGTATGGTTCCAAACGTGGATTATACTGGATTTTCAACTGGTTGGACTTTTGCTGATGCTTCGGAAAATGCAACTGCTGCCGATGCTGATGCAGTTACTGTTAACCGTGCAGTATCGCCAAAGCGTATTGCTGGTAAAATTTTAATGAGTAACCAATTAATGATTCAGGATCCAACAATGGATGCTAAATTATTACAATCGTTACAAAATGCTTTATATCCTTATGTAGAAGGAAAAGTATTAACAGGAACAGGAACTAGTAACGCCATGACAGGTATTACTGCTAATTCAACTGCTGCTACTTTAGCATTAGGCACAAACGGTGGTGCTCCATCATTGACATACATCCAAAACATGCGTAAAACATTATTAAACGGTAATGTCGATGCTTCAAAAATATTTTGGTTAATTAACCCAAATACTGAAGCATTATTAATGTCAACTCCAGTTGATACTGGAAGTGGTGCAATGTTAATTCCTTACGGTTCATATTTCAATGGTGTAAACGGTTTCATTAACAACATTCCGTATTTAATTACTTCAAATTTACCAAACAACCTTACAAAAGGTACTTCAAGTGCAAATTGTTCAGCTGTAATTGCTGGTGATTTCAGTAACTTAAAGGTATGTCAGTGGGGTGGATTGGATGTAGTTATTGATCCATACACAAATGCTGCTGAAGGTCAAACACGTATTATTTGCAACACATATTGGGATACAACCATATTGCGTGCCGGTACAATTGTTAAAACCTTGGATTTGATTACTGGGTAATCTGTAACCATATAAAACCATGTAGAGACGTTTAATATAACGTCTCTACATTATCAAACATTTTTACTTAATTTTATAAAATACTATGAAAACAATAAAATTTTTAAAATCGCCATTGGCTTTTGGCCTTGGTTATTCGTCAGGTGAAACAGGCACATTTGAAACCAACCAAGCAAATGAATTAATTGATTTGGAAATAGCCGAAGAAGTTATTGAAGAAACAATAATTGGCATAAGCAGCGAAGCAGATGAAACAATTGAAACGGCCGACAAAAAATCACCAGCAAACAAAGAAAAAGCAGTAAAAAAATAATTAATGCAAAGCTATAATTTAATAACAGCACCAGCCACAGAACCAATTACATTAGCCGAAGCTAAAGTACATTTAAGGGTAACCAATACCATTGAAGATGCTTTAATTACTGCTTTAATTGTTGCTGCGCGCCAATGGGTTGAAAATTATAGTTGGAGGCCATTAATTACACAAACATTACAAGCCAATTACGATTACAATGATTTAATAAACATGTATGGTACTGAATTTTTAATTAATAAATTTCCAGTTACTTCCATTACATCAGTTAAATACATTGATCAAACAGGAACAGAACAAACTATTTCAAGTGGCGATTACGACACTGATTTAATAAGCCCAATTGCTAGAGTAAAACTAGCAAGTAAGCCCAATACTAAGGATGTAATGAATGCTTTAAAAATTCGATTTGTAGCAGGCTACGCCAATGCAGCAGCGGTGCCACAATTATACAAGCAAGCCATGTATTTACTTATTGGCCACATGTACGACAATAAAAGCGAGGTCCAAAGCCAAGCATTAAGCGAAATACCATTTGGTGTTTATAGTTTACTTGATTCAGATAACAACAAATATTTTAGAACAATATGAGAAATTTAATAGGAACCAACGCAGTTGCGGTAACACCATCCGACACCGCATACATAACAGATTCAATTGCAGTACAAGTAACCGAAGCTGAGGTAACCGCCACATCCGTTACTTTAGCAACCGATACCATTACCAAAGTAGGACATGGTTTAAATGCAAACGACATTCTAACTTTAACCAATTTAGGTACTGTAACAGGAACTGGCATTGCGTTAAATAGTAATTATTTTGTAGTATTTGTTGATGCTGATAACTTTAAATTGTCGTTAAGCATAAGTGGTGCAGCCATTGATTTAACAGGTGCAGCAACCACACCACCAACTTACCAGCGGTTATTTGCACGTAAAACCATGCAAGTAAATGGTTCGTTATGGGTTGGAGTAGCTGGCGATTTAAATGTATTGTTAGTTGATCATCCTGATACTAACAGCGCAACTGCTACTAGTAGAGGAGCGCAATTGTTTAAAAATGTACCGGTTGGTCCATTTCCTTACGCAGTGCGTAAAGTATTTGCAACCAACACAACAGCCACCACCATTTTAGCTATTTACTAAATGAACGTAATACCTGGCAAATTTGATATGACTTGTGAGCTTTTTGCTCCAATAGTAAGCACCAATAGCAATAGCGGTGAGGTTACTATTAGTTATTCAGGTACTGCCACGGCTACTATTTGGTGTTATGTAAATAACAGGGCAAATAACGAAACATTTAACGATATGCAACGCCAAAACAACACAACAACAACAGTTGATTGCAGGTTTAACGACATTGAAGCTTTGAGTGTAACCAACCAATGGTTAATGAAAATTGAAGGGCAAACCTATCAAATAAATTCAATTGTTGATGCGGTGGAATTTCAGCGCAGAACAGTAACAAGGTTAAGCGGGATTGAGAGGTTAAACTAATGAAAGTTACTTTACCTAACGACACTGAACAAAAAGTTCTAAATTTATTAGACAAAACATTTGAAAGTTCATTGCAAGAATTTGCAGCATTAGCCATGAACGAAGCCAATAAATTAGAAGTTGAAATGGCTGCAAAAGTACCGGTTGATAAAGGTAATTTAAAAGCAAGTATTGGTGTTTCCAAATCTAAAAAGAATAATTATTTCTTTTGGGTTGGTCCACAATACTCAAATAAAAGTTCAGCATTTGTAGGCGGTAACCATGCGCATTTGGTAGAGTTTGGAAGTAAAGAAAGATATATGAAACGTGGGTTATTAGCAGGTGGATTTACGCGAAGCAGTGGTGGAACTAAGAAGTTTGAGGGTAAACCTGAATATGCACCTTACGCTGGTAAGTATTTAGGAACTATGACACCAAAACCATTTGTAAGACCAACGTATGATCAGTTAGGCACAATAGTAATGGAAAATTTAAAAAACGGAACTGAAAAAATAGTAAAACAACAGGGTGCAAAGCAAGGAATATGAGTACAAGCAACGCAGGAAACGTAATTTATAATAAACTAGTAAATACAGTTGGTGTAACCAATTTGGTAAGTACTAGAATACGCCCTTCGCGTGCAGCTCAATCTGATGTTTATCCGTACATTGTTTATGAAAAAATAAGTGAACCAAGTTTGCAAACTAAGGATGGGAATAGTGGATGGTATAAAGCAAGGTATCAATTAAGCATATTAGCAACAAGTTTAGCAAGTGTGCAAACCATTGCCGATGCAGTTCGCACTGCTTTGGATGGTGTAGGTGGTACAATAGCAGGGTTTACAGTGCAAAGGATAACATTTGAAGATGAACGTGATATATTTAACGACAATAGCGCAATAGATGGGGTGTATATGTTACAACAAGATTATTTTTTAACATTTCAAGATTAAAAACAATGGCAGTATCAGGAAATTATTTAGGATTATATGTAAATGGTCAGCGAATAGCTTTGACCAAAACAAACGATTTTGCCAATAAAATGGCAATGATTGACATTACAACAAAGGATTCTAGTGGAAACAAAGAAGTTGAACCGGGATTAAAGGAAGGTAGTTGTTCAATGGAAGGAATTTGTACAAGTGGATTAACTAACTTATTACAATGGCCTGAAGCGTTTGACAATGCAATTTGGGTAAAAGGCGGTACAGGTGCAATAAGTGGAACTAAGGTTGCAAATGATAACAACCAAATATTAGCTCAAACTTATACTTTTGGTACAGGTACACAAATAAAACAAACATTTGCAACTGCGCCAAGTGTATTGGCTATTGCTGATAAAGTAGTATTTTCAATATACTTAAAAGGTACAGGAACAGTTAACATTCAAGTAGGCGATTCAGTTGGTAGCACCACAAGTTCAACCATTACTTTGTCAAGTACTTGGACACGTTATGAAGTTACTTATACTTTAGCAGCGACAAGTGGAATATTTGTAGCAATTAACAAAGTAGCTGCAACTGTAGTAACTTTATTTGGGCCACAAATCGAAGAGGGTTTAATTGCAACTAGTTACAAAGGAAGTCAAGTTACTTTCTTAGACTTGCAAACAATCGCAGACAATAGAACAAAAGTAACATTGCTTTATTCAGATTTTTTGGCATTGGATTTTAAGCAAAGTTATGAGGGTTA